ACCACCACCATCAAAGCCACCAGAGATTTCTGATGATTCTGGATTTGGACCAGTAGCACCACCACCATCAAAGCCTCCGGAAATAAAACCCCCGGCGACTCAAATACTAACAATCGATGTTACATTTACATATAATGGTATTAGCAAATCCAAACAGGTTCAGTCGGAAATAAAAACTCCAGCTTTATCTTATCAAATCATGGATGCTTTGAAGAATAACACCAAGGTTCCAGAATTACCAAAATCTCCACCACCAACAGTTATACAGAAAGAAAATTTGATGGAGATAAAATATACTGTTGGGTATACAGATGCTACCGGAAAAACCACTAATGTAGAATTTTCGGATTGGATTAAAACTCCTCCAGAGGTTACACAGGCATTTAAAGATTTAGAAGCCGAATTGAAGGTGACTGCTCCTCAACCAATATATAGACCAATAGTTTATACTCCAGGAAGCGGATATCCGAATCCATTTGGATTTTAATGATATGATATTAAAATAAATAATTTTTTTATAGAAAGGAAATGATATGAGTTTACCAAAAATTAATCTACCAGTTTATGATTTAGTATTACCTTTATCCAAGACTAAAGTAAAATTTAAACCGTTTACAGTTAAAGAACAGAAAATTTTACTATTAGCCTTGGAATCTGATAATCCGGAATTTATTAATGAAAATATTAAACAGATCATCAGGAATTGTTGTATCACAGAAATTGATGTAGATTCTTTAGCTGCTGTTGATATTGAATTCTTTTTTATCAACTTGAGAGCACGATCTGTCGGAGAACAAGTGGATCTAAAATATCGTTGCGAAAATGTAATTGATCAAGAAACCGGAGAAGTATGTAAAAATAAATTAGATATTTCTTATAATGTTTTGGATATTAAATTGGATAGCGAAGATTATAAAGATGTGATTCCATTAACTTCAACTATTGGAGTTAAAATGAAATTTCCTGATTATTCCGCATTAGAAAAAATGAGAATGAGTACATCGGCAACAAAAGCCGCTTTTGATGTTGTTGTTTCTTGTATTGAATACATTTACGACGATGATCAATTCTATTATGCTAAAGAAACAAAAAAAGAAGAGTTAGTAGATTTTATTGAATCTCTCAATGTAGATCAGTTTAATCATATTCAAAAGTTCTTTGAACAAATGCCAAAATTACAAAAAGTAATTAAAACAAAATGTTCAAAATGTGGGTATGATCATACGATCACAATTGAGGGTCTGGAAAATTTTTTCGAATGATTTTTTGTCATGATAATTTACAGAACTATTATAAAACTAACTTTATATTAGTTCAACATCACAAGTATAGTATTAGTGAACTAGAAGATATGATTCCTTGGGAGAGAGCAGTGTATGTCTCCCAATTAGAAAATTATATAGCCGAAGAAAACGAAAAGTTAAGTAAATTACAAAGATAGGAAACTAACATGGCAGATACAGGAACATCAATTGCACAATTGATAGGACAATTAAAGACTTCAAATGCTAATTTACCACAAGCAATGAGTGCTTCTGGTGGTAAAGAACAGGGAGAGAGTCGATCAATTGTGGTCAATGTTAATGCTGCTCCGTCAGGTTCCCAAACAGAAAATCAAGCGGAATTAGTAAATCAAGAAAAAGTCATAAATTCGTTAGATAGAATTTATGGTGTATTATCACAACAATTAAATTTTTCTCGAAAAGAAGATTCTGAAAGGCAAATGGAAATTCAGACTAAACCTCAAGATTTCCAAAAACAAATTCAGGATTCTCAAAAGCAAATGGTTACTGCTATTAAAGAAACCAAACAAGAAGAATCTAGTGGGATTGGAGGTCTAGTTGGAGCACTTATGGGATTTATTCCCAAAATGGGAGGACTAATAACAGGTATAGCAGAATTTGCTCCAGCAATTGCTACACTAGTTGCGGCTGTTGCTGGATTCAAAGCTGTTTCTTCTGCATTAAGTTGGGCTGCTGAGAAGTTAGGTTCTGGAAGTATATCGGGAGGAATCGGAGGATTTTTCCCAAATGCTCCGGGAACCGGAAAAGAAAGTTCCGGTTGGAAAGTTCCGGAAATGTTTAAACCAGAACCATCAGATACCCCAAGATCCGGACCTATGTTGGGAGAACCCGGAAAACCTGGAAGTGGAGCGATAAAAAGATGGGATGATGTTGAATATGGTACAAAACAGGGAAAATTTCAATTTAAACCAGAAATTGCTTCTATAATAAAAGATACTGCGGAAAAAAGTGGATTGGATGAAAATTATTTGAGAACAATGGCTCATATAGAATCTAAAGGAAATCCTACAGCATTCAATAAAGGTTCTAAGGCCGCTGGTTTATATCAATTTATACCAAGTACAGCAAAATTATATGGAATTCGAGGAAATGAATTCGATCCTAGAGCAAATGCTATGGCTGCAGCTAAATTATCATTAGATAATAAAAGTTCATTAGAAAGGGCTGGTATAGAAGCAACTCCGGAAATGTTATACATAGCTCATCAACAGGGAGCGCAAGGAGCAATAAATTTGGTAAACTATGCGAAAGAAGGAAGAGGATTTTCGCAATTACCAGCAAAACTACAAAGAAATATTACAAGTAATGTTCCCGGAAGAAAAGCTCTTGGTGCTGAAGAATTTTTAGATTTTTGGAAATCTGGTTATAGACAACATGCTGCTGTGGCTGGTATTCCTGACAGAAATCAAAAAAATGAAAACGAAGAACCTTCTTTAGTAGATAAAGGAATAGATAAGTTAAAAAAATGGACGGGCATAGGAGATGACGAAAAAGATTCAACGAAATCATCTGCTTCAAGAGAATCGAATATGCAAAATGGAGATGAATCATATTCTCAAGCATATAAAGAATTATCTTCTAGAGTAGCTAATAAAGGAGTAGATTTAAAAAACATAAACGCAGATTATGCAGTCAATCTTAGTAATTTTGCTCAAGAAGCCGAAAAAGAATTTGGTAAAAAACTACAAGTAACTTCTGCATATCGTCCACCAACAAGAAAAGAGAAAGAAGCATTAAATTCCAGCGGAACTCCCCAAGAATCTCTTAAAAAGGGACAATTAGTTGCTTCTACATATGGATCTATGCATGGAAGCGGAGAAGCTGCTGATCTGATGTTCGAAGGCATGGGAACGAAAGAAATGAATTCCATGTCAAAAGACGATAAACAAAAATGGTTTGATTTGGCAAAAAAACATAATTTAAATTTACCTATGCTGGGTGGAGAATATGGTCCAGAAACGGGAAAAAAGGGAAGTAGTACTATCGAATGGTGGCATTTGGAACCAGGAGATCTGGAAAAACGAGGAGATACTGGATTAAGAGGGGGCGAATATGCAAATAAAATTAAGAAGGATTCTTTAGAAACCGCAATCAAGGAAGATACTATACCAAAATATACAAAAGCTCAAACTTCACAAAAGTACGCATTGTCCGAAAAGATAGTTCAAGAAGGAGAAAAATATGGAGAAGAGGAATCGGAAGAGGAAGAAACTTCTGAGAAAGCCATAAGAGAACCAAGTTCAGCATCGACTACACAACAAACATCATCTCCCGAAGGCGGCAGTACTATATTAGATATAGCCATGTCCAAATTAAAGTCTGAAGCAGATGCAGAAGGAATGGGTGGATTTGGTGGATTGGCATCCGTTCTTGGCGGTCTAGGAGGAAATAACTTATCATCTAATGACAAGATGATCGACCTATTATCAAACTTTACTTCGAATACAAAAGATACTCCCACACTATCTATATCTAAACAAATGGATGACTTCTGGTCGCCAGAAATTGGATATGGTTATAATTCACCAAAATTATCAAATAAAGGAAGTATATTTGGAGATTTTGATGTAAGTAAATTCCCAATGATGATGGGGGCAGATTCAGTCACAGAACAAACTCTAAGCCAACAAAAATCGGATTTATTATCATCTTCTTCTTTAGTTCCACAAGGTTTTGATGGTCGAAATAACCCATTTGGCTCTCTCGGTAATATATTTTCTACTGCCGGAACAATGTCAGGAGGAATTTCTAGTGTAATGTCTGGTATTGCTGGAATGAAAGGTGGGGATACTAGAAGCATAATAAATTCCGTAAATGGAATGTTGGGAATGGGTTCCGGAATGATGCGGGGTATGGGCGGTATTGGAGGAATGCTAGGTAGCGTTGGTGGCATGATGAATGGTAGTTCTAGTCCCGGAAGTATGCTTGGCGGTGTTGGTAGAATGTTGGGTTCATTAGGAGTCAATGGTATTGGTGGAGGATCTTTGGGACAAATTGGAGGAATGCTAGGTAGCGTTGGTGGCATGATGAATGGTAGTTCTAGTCCCGGAAGTATGCTTGGCGGTGTTGGTAGAATGTTGGGTTCATTAGGAGTCAATGGTATTGGTGGAGGATCTTTGGGACAAATTGGAGGAATGCTAGGTAGCGTTGGTGGCATGATGAATGGTGGAGGAAATCTTGGAGGTATTGGGGGCTTACTAGGGAGCACTTTTGGAGGACCATTGGGAGGTTTAATAGGTAGAGCTAGTGGTGGAGCAATGTCCGGATTATTTGGTAGCGTTATGAATGGTGGTGGAGTTGGAGATGCTATCGGTGGATTAATGAGCGGGGCATTAAATTCTACCGGAGGTCTTGGTGGAATTTTAGGAAGTCTCGGAGTTACAGGATTCGGTGGAGGATCGAATCAAACAGCATCTAGAGAAGGAACTGGTCAATATCCAGGAAGAGGAGGTGGTAGTTCTGGTTCTCTTGATGAAATGATGAATAAAAATTTAGGTATTCAACGAGAAGAAGGTTTTCCAACAATGGGCGGAATGGGCAAAGAAGAATATTTAAAGAGACAAGCTCGTGGGGAAACTTTTGACCCAAAAACTGGAGCAGGAAGCGGAGGACGATCAACACCAATTGAACCTAGAAGTATGTCGGATATAGGGGAAGGTGTTAGAGGTCTTGGAGAAGCTGCCAAAGATATAGGTTCTTCTGCACTAGAAGGACTTTATAATATAGGAAGTTCTGTTGCTAGTGGTATTGGCGGAATGTTTGGTTTAGGTGGAGGCGATAGCGGAGTTGCCTCTAAAGGTATTGGGGATGATATCAAAGCAGTTAAAGAAAATCATAGCGGAATCGGATCGACTTTAGGATCATTGGGAGTTTCTGGTATTGGGGATGCATTGGGTACTTCTTCATTAATGAGTGAAGGTGGGTCTATGATTGGTGGAGCACTAGATGGTCTACAATCATCCTTCTCTTCTATGATGGGGACTGGTGGTTCTGGTGGTGAATCTTCTGCTGGCGGTGGCGTAAGTTCTGGGGGTGGAAGTTCTGCTGCCGTTGGTAATGCTGGGGGCGGTGGCGGTTCTGGTGGTGGAAGTCCCGGATTCAAATCCGGTGATCAGAGAGCAGGATCAAGTTCCGGAGCTATGGGTATTCAGATGGGTGTTAGAAACGAAGAATCGATTTTACAAAAAGCTCAATATTCAGTTATAAGAATAGTATAAAAAGGGGGGCTTTCACCCCCCAATCATTTTAATCATCAAGCAATTTACTGAAATAATCCAAATCAGAATCTTCTTCAAGAATATCTACAAAGTCAGATTCAACTTCCTTTTCCTTTTCCTCAATACGTTGAGCTTTAACAGCTTCAACTGTAGAAGAACGAGGAACGGATGCTGATGTGATACCAAGAACACGATCCAACTTAGCCTTTAGTTCTGCATAAGTTTTGAAATTCTTTGGCTCAAGAAGTTCCTTTAGAGAATGTTCCTTATTCCATACTTCTTCCATCTTATCGTCATCTTCAAACAGAGGAGCGGCAGAATCAAATTCGGAAAGATCATAATTCTGATATCCATCAACCTTACGAATCTTTAGTTTAAAGTTTGCTCCTTTCCAGAAATCAAAAGGATCGACTGCCTGATCATCCTCGAATTGAGGGTTCATGGCTTGAGTAACTTTTTCAAAGATTTTCTTACCAAACTTAAATAGGAAAACCTTTCCTTCGTTTTCTGGATGCTTTGGATCTTTTACGATATAAACATTAGAAACATAATGCAATCTTCGCTTTTGCTTTCTTGCAAGTTCCTTGTTTGCTTCGATACCGGAGTTCCATAATTCTGTGTTATATTGACTCATAGGATCATCTTGTCCAATTGAAGTCAGCGATTTTTCGATATACCAACCACCCGGACCTTGGAATCCATGATCGTAGTATTTTACCCAAGGAAGGCCATCGTCTCCATCTTGTGGAGGGGATGGTAGAAACCTAATGATTGCGTAACCATTAGAAGATTTATCCAGTTCGCATTTCCAATAATTATCTTCGTCGTTAGTATATGAAGAAGACTTCATGGCTACGGCAGCTTTAGAGAGCTTTTCTAGAGAAGAACCACTGGAACGTTTTAGATTTGAAAATGATGACATTTTTATTTACCTCGTATAACAATATATTAGCAACGTATTAACAACTAGTCCAAAAACACATAATATAATTTATTTAGCTCAACTTCTTTACCTCCGTTTTTAAAATAGTTTTCATCTTATCTTTATCAAATTTCATAAATGGAAAATACTTAATACATTTAAGTTTAAATGATTTCCATATGATATCATCCTTCATGGACTTATTCCAATTTGGGAAGAATCTTAATATAGAGTTTAAAATTAATAAAGTTTCTAGATTGACTCTTTCTTTTAAGACTTCCTTCATCAATATTGGATGATCTTTGGACGGTATAAAGATCGAATTAAAGTCTTCATTACCATCTATCAGAGATAGTGTATCCTGTTTAAACAAATAAGTCAAGGATTCATTTTTCTTCAAAAAGTGTATATATCGTTCATTAGATTCTTCTGACAAGAGATCAAATACATACGCCTTTGGATTTTCCACGAAATTAGAAACATAGAAAGTTTCTAAATCATTATTATATTTTTTATACAATTTTTCGAATGTGTGAAATTGGTTTTCTGGTAAAAACTTAGATCTTGTTCTACCAGAATATTTGAAATAGTCGTAATCTTCTGTACTAAAATGTAATTTTAAAGCATTATATAATTTATAAGCATCTAGTGCTGACATATTCAAATTGGTAATACTGGAAATTTTTCGATAAGATTATTCTTCATGGCTTCTTCGGAAATTTTTGAAACTATAAATGGAGTAATTAACTTTGCCGCAACTTCTATCTCCAATCCAATATTTTCGCAATGTTCTGTAATGGCATCGATATATCCAATATTATCTTCATTAACTAATTCAATTATTCGTTTAGAAAACCTTTCCATTTCATCTAATTTTGGAGACACTATTCACCTCTATAATAAGAGGATTCCCCCAGAATGAGGGAATCCATTGATATCCATTCAAGTCACTATTTAAATCCTGTAAATAATATTACAGATAATTATCTAATGACTTCAAGGGAGACTTTTGAAGTCCCTCTCATTCCTATAGCATTTTTAGCTGCTTGAGAAAGATCGATACATCTTCCTCGCACAAAAGGACCGCGATCCAAAATAATAACTTCAGTGCGTCTATTATTGGACAAATTTGTTACTAAAACCTTAGTTCCAAATGGTAAGCGTTTGTGTGCTGCCATAAAAGAATGTGTATTGAAGCGTTTTCCAGAAGCAGTTTTTCTGCCTTGAAAAGAATCACCATACCAAGAAGCAGTACAGGTTTCAGCCATCGAAACAAACGAACAAGATAGCAATAACAAAATGGCAATAAATTTAAATTTCATCGTTTTTCTCCTATTGGAACAGCGGGATTGCTGCTTTACTATTTGATGATTAAGATTACTTTTAATAAAAAGTTATCTAACATAACAACCAAATTTGGCTGGTAGAATATTTATAATATACCAAATCCAAGAAAAAGTCAACTCTTTTTTTCGTTCCGTAAAAACCTATCTATATAAATATTAATAAATTATTTCTATTATAGGAAGTGCTATGTTAACATTTAAACAATTTTTTGACGAATCAATAATAAATGATGAAATTATGTGGTTGTCGTATTATGACTATTTGGACGAAGCTTATTACGATGATCCACAAGACCCCGGAGAAAAAGCTACAGAAAAAGAATTAAAAAACTTTAATGCCGAAAAATTGAAAAAAACTGAACTTAGGAAAGCTAGAGATTCTAATAGAGCAAATTTAGATAAAGCATATGGTAAGTCAAAAGATACCGATCTTCCAATAAAAGATCAGCAAAGAATGACTTCGGTAGAAGATCATATAAGAGATCACTTTACAAAATCAGAAGATGAAAAAAGATCTCAGATAGAAGCTGCTACAAGAAGATTGGCTGTCGCACATGGTCTATTGCATGACGTAAATGTAAATCTTAACGAGAGACAATTGAAAAAACTTCATGGTAAATTGAAAGATAAATTATATACTGCAAATAAAAAACTAGCAACAATTCAAGGAGAAGGAGTTGTTGATAGGAATGGAAGAAGAGTATCAAATACATTAGGTGCTACTGGTATGGCATCCGGGAATTATCATCAACATGGTAATAAGGAATCGTGGGTAAGTACCTGTAAAAAACAAACTGATGCTTGTGGAGGAGAGAAAGGACAAAGAAAGGGATTGTGTTTAGCTCAACAAGGCACATATAATTTCACAAAAAATTATGCTAAACAAGACTTGGATTCTCAAATTCAACATGATTCTAGAAGAACAGACGCGGATCATGGACATGGAGAAGGACATTCTCCACATTTAGATTATCATCTGTTAGCAACGCACCATGCAATAGAAGATGCGAAAAAAGCAAAATCTAAAGGCGAGTCGATTGCAGTAAGAACTAATGTCACCGACGAAAGTAAAGACGCTTTAAATAATGTATTACATAAAATAAAAAAAGGCGAAATAAAAACAGACGATGAAACAAAAGATTCTGCTCATCATCACATGATGCTTTTTAATTATGGCAAAGAACATCAAACAACAATTCATGATCCAGAACATAATGTCTATACTATTGCTTCTGATACCGGACCAATTCATAAAAACGGAAAACTAACAACATCAAACAGAACTAGAGAAAGAGAATTAAGAAATGCCACTTCTGGTGATAATCCAAGAAATCAATACGTTATTGTTGGTGGACGATCTAAATCTGGATCTGCTGTCGATTCTGAAGGACAAGGATTTTTACTGAAATATCAAAAAACTGCTGGAAGAAAATCAAAATTGACTCCAGAAAAGAAAGCGGATCTTGCAAACGCACAAAAATTCAGAGACGATACAATTAAAAATATAAAAACTGTTAGAAGATATGATCTTCATGCCGAACCACACGAAGGAGATCATTTAGAAGGACATTCACAAGCAGAAGGTGAAGATAGATATCATCATCCTCATGGACACGGATATGTTGTAAAAGAAATAAATGGCAAACCACATAGAATACATTATCAAGATTATAATGTTCCTCTACACGGTCATAAACACGATGCCAGATTTGATCCAAGAGAATATGATCCAAAACATATTGGAAATAACAAAGACAGATTCGGAAGAAGAGTCGGTGCGGCTGTTGTAAATAGTCCGACAGCAGCTACTCCTGGAGAAAAAGTAGAACATGGTGAAATGTTTCATGATGTAAATGATATTAAACACGAAGAAGCGGATCAACATGGAAGAACCGGAGTTCTGGAAGTTAATCATCCAAATAGAGTAGCATCATCAATAGATACACTCGGAAGAAATCATGACTATACTACTCAACCAAAAACTCTATCACAAACAAATAGAGAGAAAAAGAAAATACCAATCAAAGTAGCATAATAAACAAAAAACCCCAGATTATAAATATTATTATTTCTGGGGTTTTTTATGCTTTCTTTTAAACAATTCATATCAGAACAAAAATATGTTGGCGATGAAGTAGATACCAACTATCTAGGTTCTAAATTAACTACCGGAATTCCTACACAAGTTCATTATTTGAGAAATAAAGAAAAAGCTCCAAATTTTGGCACAAGATTCGGCCAAGATATCGAACCAGCAGGACATTATGTTACTCCAATAGATAAACCAGAACACACATTGGCAAAAGAACAACCAGAAAAATATGAAACAGGAACCGTTCATTTCAAAAATCCATTAGTAATTAAATCCGATGAGAATGATCCTACTGTTGGATGGAAAAAGAAATTATCTGGTGCATATGGTGGAAAGAAAAAACACCATTTATCTAGGGCAATCGCCAAAGATGGTTATGATGGAATAATTACAACATCGAAATACGGACCTAGCGAAACAATCAATTTACAGATGTTTCATAAAAAGGAAAATCCATGAAATCTTTCAAAGAATTTATATCAGAAGAAATTCACGACGAAACCGGACTACCATTAAATAAAGATGGTACTGTTACTGTATATCATCATACCAGTAAAAACAATGCAGATAATATTAGAAAAACTGGTACACTTCAATCTTCCGGAGAACCTCATGTATATGTAACTACACACAAGGATACAGATACAGGATATGGTGATACTCCTGTTGCTGTTAAGATTCATCCATCTAAATTAGAATTGGATGATGAGTTTCCTAATGGAAGAAAGGATTTTCGTATAGATACCGGAAAACCGAAAGGATCTATAAAAGTAGGAATTGAATAATTTTACAATTTAGAATTATTCTTTTTCTCAAGAAACTCTTTATGTTTTTCTTTCAAAGCAACGAGAAGATATTCCGCATTTTCTCCTCTTAGAAGTCTATGATCTGATGGACCAAATCTATAAAAATTTAATAGATTTTCAAATGTAGTTTCTCGGACCCATTTTTTATCTTTAGATTTCATAAGATTAAAATAAATTTGTACCCGCCGAGGGATTCGAACCCACTATCTCCCGATTATGAGTCGGATGCTTATACCAGATTTAAGCTTGACGGGTATGATTGGAGCGAGTGATCAGAATCGAACTGACACTATCTGCTTGGAAGGCAGGAGTTCTACCATTAAACTACACTCGCATTTTACAATTGTTTCCATGATATCTAGGAAACATATTAACACTACAAAGTTTTTTGCAATGAGGACAAATAATCTGTTCTCTCTTTTGTCCTATCCTTTTTAATCTGCCACCATCATTACCTAAACCATATTTATTTCCGGGATGTCCCATCTTTTGTTTAGCTTCTGAAGAGTGGGTTTTACCTTTAAACTTACAAATTCCGGAAGAATTTATATAATCAAAACCACCCATGCCACCTTTTCTCAAATTGTAAACATCTTCTCTTAATAAGAAATCATCGTTTACAATTTCTTTTTCTCTAAAAAACATTTCAATTTCAGAATCAAAATATTCTAGTATTGTTTTACTAAAATTTTCTACACCATATTTATCAATCGCTTGCAATATAACTTTCCCAGAACCCATATAACCATCATTTATATTTTTGGTTTTATGGACTCCCACATAGATTTTTCCATTTATGTGATTTTTTATCTCATACATATAATAAAACAAATTATTTCCTATATTTATACTATATGTAGAGATAAAAATATTTTATAGCTTGTGATTCTTACCACAAATAGTACAAGCCGCTTCTGTTTTCTTCACATCGACATTGCAAACCCGATTACCCTGACCATATTTAGAATCTTGGTAATCAGAACCATGTGATGGATTTCCTTTACAACCGCACTTCTTAATTACTATACCACTCATATTTCACTCCATTTATAATATTATTTATGCCAACTGCCTTGATAACAATGTCTCATTTCGTGACCTATAGTTGCTAGTGTTGTCTTTTTTTCTGTAATGATGTGACAGACATTAACACCGAATCTAGTTCCCCAAAATGAACATGCCTCTACTTCATAATCAAATCCACTCAAACCTCTACTCTTACTCTCTTCGTCGCATCGTTTTTGAACGTTTTTAGTAGTTTCCCAGGTGACTACAACCATCTTGGCGAAATTCTTCTTAGTATCAAAAAGAGCATTTGGTTCTTCGTGGAACTCTTTATACTCTTTTGCAAATGCCGAAGAAACTAGTAACAAACTCATTATAATAATTTTCATTGTAGCTTCTATCGAGTAAACCATTTTTAATTTTTCCTAAAAACTAATAAAGTTTCATGAACACGAACAGAATATCCCAGTCTCTTACATTGAGGAAGCATGATCTTTATCTTTGAAGTTTTCTTTCTAGAAACAATTATCTGATCGATTATAGTAGCCCCAAGTTCTTTGAATATTCTTCTAGTTTCATATTCAAAGTCATAATATATTCTTTTGGATCTCCATTCTCCAACCATTATACAAAATGTAGTATTAGGTTTTGCTTTGTCATAACATCTAGAAAGAATAGTATTATACTTAACTAAAAATTCATCCCATGTTTTAATTCTATCAATACCGTCATCGGAGTTATATTTCTCAAGGTTCCAATACGGAGGACAT